AGCACAACTTCAGAAATCAGTTTCTAAAGGTGTTGCTAAACCAAAATACGATGCTGGTCAAAATAAGCAAGACATAGTATAATAAAGTGTTATAACAACGGCGCTGAAGGGAGACTGGAGGCGCCGTATAATTATGAAAGATTTTAGAAAATATTTTGGTGGGCTTGAGAGAGACTTTGGTTTCTGTAATGTTGACAATGGTTATCATGATCCACAAACAAATAAATTAAAATTTGATCCAGGTGATTATGGCTGGTCTAAAAGAAATATATCTGATCAAGATTATCAAGATCATTTAGACGGTAAACGTGCAATAGGTATACAAGCCTGTGATGATAAAGGTATGGCTAGCTTTGGTGCAATTGACATTGATCCATCTGATTATTCTAGTTTTGATATTCATCACTATTTAAAAGTAATTCAAGACAAAGACCTACCCGTTGTACCAATTAAATCAAAAAGTAATGGTCTTCACATTTATGTATTTACAGCAGAAAAAGTACCTGCAACTTTAATTAGAGAGTTTTTACAAAACTTATTATTTTTATTTGGACTATCTTCTAAGACAGAAATATTTCCTAAACAAACACAACTAGGAATGAATCAAGATAATGTTAGAACTTCTGGATCATTTATTAACTTACCTTATTTTAAGAAGACAGAACGTAAAGCATTATTACCAGACGGAACAGAACTAGAGTTTGAAGATTTTATAAACGTAGTAAAAGATAATTTACAAACAAAAGAATCATTAAAAGAAGTATCAAACAAAAAGGTAAAAGAAATTTTAACTGGTGGTCCAGAAGATTTATTAGATGGTCCTCCATGTTTACAGATGATATGCAAACAGGTTCAGGAATCAGGAATCAAATTAAAAGATGAAAGAGATAGATTTTTATTTAACTACATGGTGTTTGCTAAGAAAAAATTTAAAGACGAGTGGGGTAAAAAAGTTTTAAATGCTGCAAGAGATTTTATTAAATATGATGAAGTATGGGGCGATGACAAAGTAAATCAAAAAATAAAAAGCTGGAGTAAAGATACAGCTGGACATACTTGTCATGACATACCTATATCTTCTTATTGTGCAAAGGGAACTTGTCTACGTAGAAAATATGGTATTGGAAGTCATAGAGAAAGTAGTTGGCCTCAGATATCAGGTTTAATAAAAATATGCTACAGACCTGATCCAGAATATTTTTTTAATGTAGAATTATCTGACAGTAAAGTTGTTCAAATACATGCAAAACACATAAAAAAAATTTCAGAGATGAAAGAGATGAGAGCGCTTATAGCAGATCAAACACCAATATTTCCTCCCATCATTAAGAATAATGAATATCAGCCTATCCTGGACGCTCTATGGGCCACTAAAGAGGATATTAAACCACCTGCTGGTACTAATCCTATTGAAATGTTAAAGAAATATCTAGAGGATTATGTTAATGGACCAGAGGCTACAACATATGCTTCTTTTAAAAGTGGTGCTGTATTGAAAGATGAAGAGTTTTATTATTTTGATTATGATAAATTTTATGAAGAGATAAAAAGAAATGAATGGACAAAAGACAGACCAAGAACTGCAACTTTAATTAAGAGTCATTTCAAAGCTGAGTTTGGATTTCAAAAAAGATTTCCAAAAGGAGAAAGTGAAAAATCATTTCCACCAGTCAGATGTATAAAAATGCCTGCTGATGATTTAATGAAAGAAGAAATACCAGACGAAAAAATAGAAATAGAAGATAAACAAAATATTGTTTAATGAAAAAACCTATTAAGATATATGGTCCACCTGGGACAGGTAAAACTTTTAGATTAATTAGAAGAGTTAATGCTTATGTTAGAACGGGTACACCTTATCATAAGATAGGTTACTTTGCTTTTACAAAGAAAGCTGCAAAAGAAGCTAGAAATAGAATTGGTGTAGATGAAAAACAAGTTCCATATTTTCAAACACTTCATGCATTTTGTTTTCACTTATTAAATTTAAATGAGAGTGCTATTATTCAACCTCATCACTATGAAGCTTTAGGTAAGAAGTTAAATGTAAGAGTTAACTTTAATGATAAATACAATGATGAACAAACACATTTCTTAACTTGTAACAATCCTTATTTTCAAATGATAGGTAAAGCTATTAACAAAGACATAACTATAAGAGAAGAGTTTGATCTTAATGAACACGATAGAAAAGATATTGATTGGCATACTCTAAATCATATTCACATAAACCTACAAGAGTACAAAAAGAAAATGCATTTATTAGATTTCAATGATCTAATTAAAAAAGTTATAAACTCAGGTAAGATTCCTAAACTAAAAGCTATTTTTATTGATGAAGCACAAGACTTGTCTCCATTACAATGGCAACTGTATGATAAGTTAAGAGAGAATTGTGATGATATGTATTTAGCTGGCGATGACGACCAAGCTATATTCGCTTGGGCTGGAGCTGACGTTAATAGGTTTATAAAAGAACCTGCAAATGAACGTGTTTTAAGATATTCGAGAAGAGTATCAAGAGCAGTGCAGGAACAATCTCAAATAGCAGTGAGTCGTATATCAGGCATCAGGAAACACAAAGAATACCTGCCAAGGGCGCAAAAGGGCTTTGCGTCTCATATCAATAATTTAGGACAAGTAGATCTTACAAAAGGTAAGTGGTTAATCTTAACAAGAACTAAAAGCAATTTGTTAGACATAATGAAAGAGCTTAAAAGTAAAAATATTTATTATCAAAGTAACAAAGGTAAAAGTTTTAACGTAGGTATTTATAATGGAGCAATGGCTTACACTAAATGGATAAGAGAAGGTAAGTTAGAAGAAAAAGAAATCAATGATGTTAGAGAATATATTCCCAGTGGTAATTGGGATCCTGAAAAAAATTGGTATGATATATTCGTGGCTGATCAGAAAGAAATACTTTACATTCGAAATATAATTTCTGGAGGCGAAAAACTTTATGAAAATGCAAGGATATGGTTATCAACTATTCATGCAATAAAAGGTGGTGAAGAAGATAATGTAATACTATCTTTACATCAAGGTTCTAAAGTACAGAAAAGTATTAGTCTAAGTGTTGACAAACAAGATGAAGAGCATAGAGTGTGGTACGTGGGAGTAACACGAGCAAGAAATAATTTATATAAACTGAAAGCTAAAAAGAAAATAAAGGAGTATTCGCTATGATAATTGAAGATTGGTTAGATTCTGATTTATCAAATTTTTTAGAAAAAGAATTTTTATATAATACTCCACATCAGTATGGCCAAAGATCAAATGCTAGTACACCAAATGTATTTTATTTTTCTGTTTTAAATTTAGATGATCCTTTAGTTAGATTTTTATCTTATAAATTAAAAAAAACAGTGGGTAATGATTTAATAATACACAGAGCATATATTAATGTGCAACACCCCAACATGAATGGCGACTTTCATACCGATGAAGGAACTATGACAGCCATATATATGGTTACTGGCTCGGGTGATTTTCAAATAAAAAATGAAGGAAAGATAAAATTTAAAAAAAATAAATTAATTTGTTTTGATCCTAAAAAACTTCATAGAGGATTAGCACCTAAAGATGGTGTTAGAATAACTTTAACTTTTAAAACAACAAAAACGGAGAATAAATATGACACATAAAGATATATTTGAGGAATCTTTTCCACAATACACCCAGGTAGGTGGGAATCACTACACTAAGTTTCCCATACAGCCCTACGAATTTATTTCAAAGAATGATCTTTCATTCTTTCAAGGAAACGTTGTTAAATACGTTTGTCGTTATCAACGTAAAGGAGGAGCAGAAGATCTTAAAAAAATTGTTCACTATTGCCAGTTAGAATTATTAAAATTAAATGATATGAAAAAGAAAAAATAATGCCTAACAGAAATTTAGAAGCAAAAAATATTACTGTAAACAAACATAAGTTTCGTTTAGAAATTTATAATAAATTAGTTGATTGGGAAATATTTCCTCATACTTATGACGCAGCTCTTTATGCGTTTAGTAATAAAAATAAATTAAATAAGTTAGTAGAAAAGAAATATATATTACAAAAATGAAAATACCTAAATACTTAACACAAACCGAATGGGTACAGCCCACAGAATATCCTGATCTAAGAGATTATGATGAGATTGCGATCGACTTAGAAACAAGAGATCCTGATTTAAAATCAAAAGGATCTGGTGCTGTTACTGGTAATGGTGAAGTTGTAGGTATTGCTGTCGCTACATTTAATGATAAATGGTATTTTCCTATTGCGCATGGTGAAGGACCAAACATGAATAGAGCTAAAACTTTAGAATGGTTTAAAGATATTTGCGAATGTTCTGCTACAAAAATATTTCATAACGCAATGTATGACGTATGTTGGATACGTAATTTAGGTATAAAAATCAATGGTTTAATCGTAGATACAATGA